AGTTTTTCGAGTTCGGCACGTTCTTCGGTCACGGATTCACCCGCACGTTCATTCGTTTCGATCCGAGCTTGAACCGCTGCGATCTGAATCCGTAATATTTCCGATTGCGTTTCCCGTTCAGCACGAACCCGTTCATCGTCGAATCGTTTGTTCACGTCTTCGACCGCCTGGTTTCGTTGTTCCGCATCCGTGATCGTATTCGCGACCGATTGCAATTCCGCATTTCGACGGCGTTCGATTTCCTGCAGACGGACGGACAATAAACGTTCCGATTCCGATTGCGCGTCCGAAATCAATTGTTCGTTTGCTTCTCGTAGCGTTTCGCGATTCTGTTCAGCACCTTGACGGATGGCGTCGTTTTCTTTTTGCGTTCGCTCGCTCAATAGCGATTCGATGTCACGCGTTAATCGTTCCGAAATTAGACGACGTTGTTCCGCTTTTTGTTCCTCCGAACCTATTACGTTTTCGATCTCGTTATTGGCCGCACGACGCAAATTCTCGATTCGCTTTGCGGTTTCGTTCTCGATTAAATCCGTGGTCAATTTTTCGATTCGCTCACGTGCTGCGGCCTGATTACGGAAATCGACCAAAGCGGATTCGGCCGCGGCAATCTGTTCGTTTAATGCGGCGATCTGTTTTTCGATGTTGATCAGCGCCCCGGAATCGGTTGCGGCGGTTTGCGATTGTTGCAATTTTTGGAGGTCGGACAATTGGCGTTTTAGGTCCGCAATCGATCCGGATAAATCCGAAACGCTCGTGGATGTCTTTTTCGATTCGGTTCCGGTTTTCTTTACGGATCCGGTCAATTCGTCCACGTTCCGAGATACGGCTAAAGTCGTTGCGAATTCGTCGGTGACGTCGTCCAATCGCTGAAGATCTTTTCTAGTTTTCGATATTTCATTATCTAGTTCAGCGATAGTTTTCGCCAATCCCTCCGCCACTCGCTGCGCTTTAGTTTGTGCATCCGCCACGTTCAATTGAGCAAAACCCGTTTTGCCAACCGTCACACGCTGTTTGCCTGCCGCTGTATTATTTTTTTCAATTTCTTCAGTAACTTTCGCCTGAGCTTCTGCGAGTTGCTCTTCGACACGCTTGCGTTTCAATAATAAATTCAATTGCTTTTCCTGACTCTCCGCGGCGATGGCTTGTTTTCGTCGTTGAATGATCCCGCGCGCGATTTCTTCAGCAACCGCACGATAAGCGATTTCGAGTTCATTCTGGCCGGCGGTTTCCAAATCGATATTTCCTAAATATTCGCCATATTTAGAATTTATCTGATCAATTATTGCGGCCTTATCTCCGCGTCCTTCGTTCGCTTCATTCAACGCACCGAATAGGTTGTTCAGCTCTTGCGTTTCCTTTACATAATCGGAAATGATCGATTGTTGTGACGCTTGCAAACGCTGATTGGACGCGATCTGATCTTCAGTTGCACCCCTTAATCGACTAAAAAACGATAAGACCACCGGAACGACCTGCAGTAACAAACCGAACACGGAAACGCCCGCAATCGTGCGAAACGCCACGTTCAGCAACGAAACCGAACGTCGAACCGTATTGAGTGACCGCGCACCACGTGCGAATGTAGAGAACAAACCACGCGATTTCGCCGCAGTCCGGCCCGTTGACGTGGCGATCTTTTTATTTGTCGTGTCGATTTCGCCGCCGATCTGATTATACGCTGCCGATTCTTTGTTCAAGTTCTTTTGTGTACCGACCAGAACGTTTCGTTTCGCGTTCAATTGGTCGATTCCAGTCGCTTCCGTTTTTAGGATCGAATTCAAATCACCCGTGGCCGATTCCAAACCCGAAGTCGCATCGGCTGAGTCTTCCAAACTCGCATTCAATTGGTCAATCTGACTAATCGCCGATTGAATTTGTTGTTCGAATGCGGTTGAATCAAATTCTATACTATAAACGTCTGTAATTTCAGCCATGATATTATTTTACTTGCAAATCTTTTTTAGATACATTCCCGACACAATGCCAATTTATCCGCGATAGCGTGTTGGCATTAAATCCGTATTCCTGATCGATGTCGGCCGATCTCGAACAGTATGCGTTCCCTTTATCGGATCCAGGAACGATCCGCGCACCCTTCGCTCCGAATTGAATCACGCGCCCGTCCGAAATGCGTGTGGCCTTGTATTTTTTACCCTGAGCCGTACCCGCACCGATGCGAACACGTCCGATTCGTGGTATGTCGTAAATTTTCCCGATTTCGAATGCCATTATTATTTCTGTTTTTGCATTTGTGCGCGTTGTCGGTCGGATTCCTTCAATATTTCTTCCAAAGCGGAATAATAATCGAATATGGTCCAGAACCGAACCGAATCCGGCGTTGTATTAAACCATTTAGCGATCAAATAATCATTTTCGCGCTGACCTTTACGAATTTGTTTCCATGCGATTTGGTAGAACTTAGGACGTTTTCGTTTCGATCCCGTGTCTTTATTTAATCGCGTGAACGTTCGTTTTTTCCATTTGCGGAAACGCTCAAAATTTGTTCGATAGTAGCTAAAAAAAAAGCGCGCAATTCTGGATCATTCCGAACCGCATCCAATTTCGCCGCCTGGACATCCGGGTCGATCACATACGGATTTTCATTATCAACATAAAAAAAATATAAAGCGGATTCGATCAATAGGTCGTCCACCCGAATCGATTTCATTCTGAACAACAAATCGCCGATCTGATTGGTTGCATCTTCCACGAATGTTCGCAACTTTGTCGGACTATAGTTCGAATAAGGCGCGCTCTTTACGGTTTCCATAATATCGGCCATGCGTTCGATTATTTCCGATTTCGGCACGTTCCAATCAATATCGACCATGGTTTGTTCGATCCGTTCCGTTCGTTCCTTCGTGATCGTTCCGATATCTTTGGCGACATAATAATTCCGATCGTTCCGGTCCGTAAAAACACGAACCAAATCGATTTTCGTGTTCGTGGTCGATGGCGTATATGATCGCAGCCATTTTCGATATTTGCGTTCGTTTCGTTCCGCACGCGTTTTTTTTCTAAATAGTTGAAACATTGATGGTTTGTTTGTTTCGGGTAAAATACGGCTTAATAATTTATATTATTTTATAAGTTTTTTATAAAATGTTTTGAAAATATAAAAAGTCGTTGTATATTTGTATCAACAAGGAAACATACTATAACAACAAAAAACGAATATTATGACAACTTATACTAATGAACAAGTTTTGAACAAAGGATGCCAAGTTGAATTTAATGGTAAATTGTACTACTGTTATAATGTAACTTCAATAATGCACTTTGTGAAGTGTGGTAAAAATGAACAGCCATTAAAGGTTAATAAAAATAACGCTTTAAATATAACGCGTGAAATTATATTGAATTTCATAAACAAAGGAATCGCAGAAATTAAAGTCGGTTCTATCGCATAACCACCCACGCCGCGCACCATGCGCGGCCATTTTTCACCTTACAATACAACAACATGACCGCAACCATAATCGAAACCGCATACGAACCGTATACAACCGAAAACGAACACACATTGTTCATCGCCGCAACGGCAACGCCTGGACATGATGCGGACCGCGACGAATACGGCCGCCCGACCGAATGCGATACCGCAACCGAATTCGAAATTTTAGAAATCCGCGTCGATGGCGTGTTGTACGACGGCCGAATCGACAACGTGTTTGCGTGTCAGTTTTGGCGGTACGACCGAACCCGAAAAACGCACGTTCGCCACACGGTCGAAACGCTAATAATCGAAATCGAGAACGAATTAAGTGCGGAACTATGGAAATAACCGCATATCATTTCAACGCGTCACGATCACGGATCGAAATCAAATGCGGATCCGTGGTCGTGGCTTTTATCGAATCTAATTATTTAAAATTTTATCCGTACTTTGATAGATTATCGGATGACCAAATGTTCTAAAATGGAAACATTGAAATATTTTGCATATTCAATTATATTTACCGGCTTAATTTACCTCCTATTCACGGTCGAATCCGATTCGATTGATTTCCGCGAATGGACTATGACCGTGAAGGCGTTGTTCGTCCTCTGCACGATTACGGTCGATTTGGTGCTGATCGAATCGCATAAAATCGCGACAAAAAAAGTTACTGAGTAGAAACCGAATTAAATTACAAACAAAAAACGAAAACAACATGCAATTATCTGAAATTCAAAAAATATTAGTACAAGTATCTGACGTACTAGGCGATCACGGCGCATTAAAACGTGAAAACGAATTCTTAACGAAACGGCTGTTATTTGCACAATCCGAAGCATTGTCCGCCATCCAACAAAACGAAACGAAACCGGAACCGCGCGACATCGGACACGAAAACGTAGTGTCGTTCGTGACGCGTAAATCTGGAGAAATTCAGGTGTCGCCCGGAATCGTTTGGGGACTTGTTATGGACCTAATCGCGAAAAATCCGAATCATTTCGGGATCGATGCGGATGCGTGTCCGGAACCGGTGGAACCGTACACGGAACCGGATGCGGACGAACCGTTCGAATTTCGTGTGGGTGATCGTGTACGGACTAAACAAAACGGTATTCTCGGTACTATATCCGATATCGATTCTAAAGGAATTAACGGAACACGTCGCGTCTTTATTGATACCATTTCGACTCAATGGTTTACAGATGAAAGTTTATTTCTAGTTTGTAGAATGTTTTAAACCGACAACCGTCCCCAATTACAAATATTCAATTCTGGAATGCCTATCGAACGACACCATCGCGGAACGTCGAACGATGGGCATCCCTTTTGTTGTACCTGATTATGACCGGCCACGATTAAATTCGGATTCCTAAGCAGACACCAACGAACATATATTTCCATCGTTGTTTTTTGCGCGTCCGTGCGCGTGTCTTTCGGCTTTGTTCCGTCATTGCCTTCGATCCCTCCAATATAACAAACATCGCGCGAATTCTTAACGAATCCGGTGTTGAACTTAACGCCGAACGTGTATTCCCAATCTGCGATTTTGTCCGGATCAGGTCCCCATGGCCAAATGTTCGACAACTTGCCATCCAATTCGATCACGTCCGAATATCCTGGTCGAGACCATCCGCGCCCGTCCATGTGCCACGATTTCACCTGATCGCCGGTAAAATGTCGACCCTCAGGCGATGCGGACGTATGCAAAAACAGAACCAACCACGCGTTTTTCGTTTGCGCATCCAAAAACGAATTCGTAACCGGTCCGGCGATACCGTCCGCAGACAAACCGAACGCGGATTGGAATGCGCGCACGGACTGTTCGGTTCCGTCACCGAATACGGCGTCAATAAGTCCGGAATAATGTCCGGTTCTCCTTAGTTGCAGTTGCATTTTGCCGACTAATAGCGATTTTTGTCCTTTTCTAAGCATTTTATGGATTATTTTTTGTCTTTAGCTGTTCCTTTATTTGAAAATATTAAAATTCCAAAGATTATAAATATAAAAATAGAGCTGACGCTACACAGAAAGTATATTGCACCGTCTGAAGGCTTATGGTCTGGGTGAAAATATATCGCATAAACCGCAAAAGATAAAGCCGCAAAAAATATAATAATATTGAATGTCTTACTCATTAGATTTTAGTTATACTTTAAATTGATTTAGTTAAATAATAATAAAATAATATAGTTTCTAAGCATTTTTATTCCTTTGGTGGGCGTTGATATCCAAACCCGTTAACGATACCGCATGCGGCAAATAAAACGCACACGAATTGAATTCGAAATATGTCCGATTAACTTTTGCAATGATAATATATTCCGATTTCGGCAACGATCCTAATAATAGATCGACCTTTTCGTGACATGCCGAATGCGTTTTAAATCGGTGCTGAATTAACAGTCGCGGCGTTTTGTCTGGCATCGGCTTCGTTATTTGTAAGAGTTGAAAATTTCTTCGATAGTCTTTAAATCCGTTTTATTTAGTTTGAACCATTCGCCACGGATCCGTTTTGATTTAAATACGATATGCAAAAACTTTTCGATATATCGATAATGAAACGTTGGCAGTTCCAAAACGCATTCGAGTTCGTGAGCGTTCCCGGTTTGCATGTGACGGATTCGGTCGGTCGTTCCCGGTGTCGCGCTAAATCCGATCTTATAGTGTTTTGTCCCGGTCGCGTTAATTACATAGACGCAACCGATTTGCGTCGTCTGTAGCGAATCCAAAACCGTCCCCGGACCAACATCGCGTCCGATATTTATCAGCTCTCGCCATGATGGTTCGTCGTTGGTCGTAATCGTTACGACTATTCGTGGGCGTCTGTTTGGGTTCGGTTGGTCTGTTTTACTGTTTGCCATTATCATAATTTTATTCGGTGATTAGTCCTTGATTCTTTGCTTTTCTTATTGCATTTTTTCGATTGCGTGCGTAAATTTTCACATTATCGAATTCGAATTCAATCAGTCCGTACTTATTACGAATCAATTTTTTCGATTTTTGTTCTAAATCTTTTCTTGTTGGTTTGTCTTTCGTGTTTTGGATATATGCTGAAGGATATTCCGCGCCGAACATCGCACCGGCCATAATCATTCCTAATAAGGCTTTTTTATCTCTCATTAGACTAAAGTTTAATATCTTGGCAAAATGTATTAAATAAATATCTTAAATTATCGAGCAAATCGGCCTGCCGTTCCTCACCTTTGCCCTTTATGATTCGGCGATTATTATCCGACTTAATCCGAAGACAATCCAAACGCAAATTCGGACACGTATCGTCGTATATTTTTATATTTGGACACTGCGAAATGATCGTGTTCGTTTGCACGTACGATTCAGCATGTAGCGGATTCGCTTTTGGCACGACTATTTTTTGCGGTGCGATTTGTAGTTCGTCCTGAATGATTTGATAATACGTTTTAGGGACTTTTTGTCGACCGTCCGAACGATTTCCGGATGCGTCACCGGTGATCAGGAACGGCAACGAACACGGATATCGTTTGTCGCCCCATTTTCCAATGTTTCGTCCGGTCTCCTTCAACACCCATTCGCGGATCGCCTGACACGTATCGTATATACTCGCTTCGCCTTGTTCGATCGATCCGATCTTGAATTCCTTTATGAAATGGACGCCGTATTTGTACCGGGTTCGCTCGATTTCTGAATGCGGAATCGTTTGTTTTTGCATTACCAAAGCGGTCATGGGGATTTTGTTAAAATCAAAGGATAGGTACAACTGATCAGACCACCGAATCGGGCGCGATGGTGCGAAAACTTTTTGTTGCAATTCTTTATCCTTCAGCACGTAGACCCACGAATCGCCATCGTAATCGACAAAGACACACATGTATTCCTGCTCGTATGTCAGTCGATCCAGGTCGTTTCGTGCGTCGGCGATTTCGTCCGGATCAATATACGGATTCGCTGAAGTCGGCATTCGATGCGTACACCATGAATCCGATTCGTTTTGTGGTGTTAAATCTTCGTCACCGTATTCGTTGACGTGCGCGGATCCGTTTCGGGCGCCACGTTGACAAAGTTTGTACCAATAGTTATTTTTTCCTGCAGCGGTTCCAATGAAATACGCATCGCCTTTGTAATCGGTTAGGCACGGACGCGAAACGTTTTCCCAATGATATTTCAAGACACGATCCGGAATTTTTTGCGTTTCCTCATAGATTATTCGGTGATATTTCCGGCCACGTCCCGATTCTTTTCGGCCTTCGTTACCGATCGACCAGATTTCGAGAACGCCACCACCCACGAACCTCATGACCTTTTTGGTTTCGTCTTTATGAAGGATCAATCCGCCTTCCTTATCGAGTCCGTAACGATCCACGATTTTATTCCATGATTCGGAAAAATCCTTGAAATCGGACACGAAAATTCCGACTTTTTTCCCGTGGAAAAGAGCCGGCGTTATTAACGGCCATTTAACGACCGTCATTAGATCAGTTTTTCCAAAACGACGTCCGCACACGATCGGATTGAACCGTCGCGCGCGTTTTTGGATCAGGCGTTGTCCTGAATGCGGTTTGAATAGTTTTATTCGGGTTTCGATGGTTGTTCGTTTTGTTTGGTCTCGTACTCATTCACGCGAAAATACGCGGTCACATACTGACGGACGCGAGATGGCAACCGACACGTTTTGTTCTCGATTTCGGCTTGTACGCCATCGAGATCCAGACCGTTCGCGGACATGTATCGGGCGAGTTTATCGTCCAGGCGTTGTCCTTCGCGTGTTAATCGGTTGTAGTTGGTTTGTTCGTTCATGGGTTCGTTTTTACTCGGGTTCGTCGTCGTCATCGCTTTCGAACTCGATTATGATTTTGCGGTCCGTGCGCGTGTCTTTCGGCTGATCCGAATATCCAAAATTCGCTTTTGCTAAGAAGATAGCCACGGCCGGATTTACTTTATTTGCAAGCGCCCGCGATACCATATTTGATTCGATTTTTTGTTTCGCTTTTTTTATCGTCCCAAAAAAACGTTCGTCTTCATCGCGCTTTTGGTAGTTCATTAGCCCTTCAGTCGTCAAGTCTAAAGCACCCGCCAAACCCGCGACCGTGTACGGCAATTCGTTCGCATCTGAATCCGTAAAATATTCGTCAATTGCGACTTGCATCGCTTCGACCGAATCCCATGCACGCGGACGCCCTTGTTTATTTTTTTTCATGTCGTTTAATTTCGTGATCTAAATAAAAACGCGCTTTTTTTAAGTCCTGGACAAGTTTGTCCGGATTCTTTTTTCCCGCGCGACTAATGTATTTAACGACATTACCCAAAAAAAAGTTTAATCCCCAAGAATCGATCACTTTAATCGTTTCGAATGGGTTGTTTTTGCCGCCGTAGTGCTGCGGATGTTCGACGTTTTCGGCTTGTTCCATATCGTTTCGAATGTGAACACGTCCCGTTTTCGTGACACGGGAACGGTTTCGGTTTTGTAATCAATATAATTTTTAGGCGTTGACATCTGGTTCGGATTTGTTCGGTTTCGAATCAGGCATGGCAGATTTTGCCAACCACCCTTCGCAGTTTTTGCAACATTCCGGACACGGTTCCAGTCTGCAGCCTTCTTCGAAATCGATACAATAAAAATTCATCATAAGGACTAATATTTTCGATTTAAAAATACAAAAATAAATCCATATTAGCAAATAAATATTCAAAACGCATTTATTTCGATTCTAAGCGCATTAAAAACCGCTTTGGTGTCAATATACCAAAAAGCATATAAGATCGAACACGATCGAATCTAAACCGCTTTAGATTAAAGTTAGCTTAGTTTTGTTGCATAGCGGATTCGGCTTTGTATTCGGGTTCGTTCTTTTGTTACTCAGATATGATTTTCTTTCGTAAAAAATAGAATTTACACATTTTACATAGGATTTACATCGAAATTTACACCGAAACGCCCATTATATATATATTATATAATATTGTAAAGTATGTAAATATATATATAGGCCTCGTATGAATCAAAAGTTTTTTTGTGAGTGAATCAGAGTTTTAAATATATTTTCTTATAGCCACCTTTTTTTCGCTTTACAAATTTACATTTTGCTCTAATGCCGTGACCGTGGGCGCTATCGTGTAAAGTTGCCAGTTTTACATACTTTACATTTTAGGGTTTCGCTTTACAAAAGTGTTAATGAAATGTTAAGGAAAACAAAATAAAACCTTAATAATAATATTTTGAAGTGTAAATTTGATTTTTAAATTATATTGTTTTATATTTGCTTTATAATATAATTATCAAAATTAAGGCGATTTTTTATATCCGCCTTTACAAAAACAGATCAACATGGGATTAATTTCAGGAACAGTTATTAAGGTAGGAGAAACCGACCAAATCAAAGACACGTTCAAAAAACGTGAAATCGTAATCGAGACCGACGAAAAATATCCGCAGTCGGTTCCAATCGAATTCGTTCAGGACAAAACCGAACTTTTGGACGGATTAAACGAAGGCGATTCCGTGGCCGTCTCCTACAATTTACGAGGACGCGAATGGAATGGAAAGTATTATGTAAACGTTCAAGGTTGGAAGCTCGAAAAAACCGGATCCGCGCCCGTACCCGTGACCATGGACGAACCGGTGGAATCTGACGACGATTTGCCGTTTTAGTGTTAAAATAAATGTGTTAGTGTTAATTTGAGCACGCATCCGGAAACGGTTGCGTGTTTTTTTTGGATGCGTGGTCGGTCCGTTCGGGTGTGGACATAAAAAAAACCGATCGCACAACACGATCGGTTTATCCTAAAGACCAAGATATAAGAACTTTTTCTTATTGCCCGCCAAAGGCAAATCCATTTATATAAAAATAAGGTTATTTTTTAAAGTATGCAACCTTGGAGCAAATTAATTTTTCGAACTTAATTATTTTCGCCTGCAGTTCGTCGATCATGTCTTGATCGCGTTCTATTCGGTGTATGGCGATTTGCATCGATTCCGGGAATCTATGATCGTAGGAAACGAAATCGCACCATGAACGGCCCGTGATCCACAAATAACCTTGGATTTGATATTTGTATAGTTTGTATTGTTCAGCCGTTTCGATATTGGCTAAATGGTTTAACGGATTGAACGGTGATTTGATTTCGATTATCCCGTCATCCAGAACGAGTCCGTCCGGTTTCCCGCACACGTATTCGAATTCGGGATGGTGGATGGAATGTTCGACCGAAATCGGGAACGTTCCGGTCTCGTCTTCGTATCGTTCAATCGCAATCGGTTCCCATGTGTTTCCCCATTCAAGGGCGGCCGCGGATATTTCTTCGCGCTGAACACCTAATCGATCCAAAACAAGTTCGTTCGCGTAGGTGATCGCGGTTTTTGACCATTCAGCGGATTTCGTTCGCGAATTGGTCATGATTTTTTTAAATTGGCTCGGTGTTATATTTCCGGATTTAGGCATCTTTTTCGGTTAGTTTAGTGATTATTGAATCGGTTAGTTCGAATTTGCGTTTGATTTGTTCGATTGTTCGTGCTCCTGATTGGATGGCATCGCGTATCGAATTAAAATGTTCGTGTTCTTCTGTTAATTGCGGTTTGTTCGATTTCGGTGCTACTGGTTTGACGCGCACACCACCAACGCGCTTAGATCCGAATTTCACGGTCGGATCATAAAGCAGTTCGATTTTTTTACCGATCCAATCTTCAATAAATGACGATTTTAATGCGGATTCGATATTTTTAAAATTGATCTTTGCGGATAAAACCAACGGTTTGGACTTTTTAAAATGAAGGATCGGCAATTCGTCCGATTTGCCCGATGGACTCGTGACCTCTTTCGTTTCGATTTTGGTTATGGTTCCGATCACGGTTATTTTGTCACCCGTTTCCGGATGAAGGAAATCGGATTCGTTTAAATAGGTGTCGTTAATAATTTTTCTCCAATGTGTTTTCATGTTGTATTGAATTAAATGTGAAATAAAATTGATTTGATATTGTAAAAATAAAAAAATTATTTTATATTTGCAAATAAGCAGTAATAAAAATACAATAAAAAATGCTAACACCGAGACCATATCAAACCCACTTAATAAATAAAATTCGCGATTCATTCCGCGAACGAAATCGATCCGTTTGTTCTGTCCTTCCTACGGGTGGCGGAAAAACGATCTGTTTTACATGGATTGCGTCGAAATCGGTTTCGAATGGTGCGCGTGTGCTGATCTTAGTCCATCGGGATTCGTTATTCAAACAAACATCCGCGACACTATCAAAATTCGATGTCGAACACGGATTGATCGGTGCCGGGTACGCTCCCAATTACGCGCACGAATGCCAGGTGGCAAAGATCGGAACGTTCGTTCGTCGTTTGGGTACGTTCACGCCTGATTTGATAATCGTGGACGAATGCCACCACGCGACCGCCGGACAATACCGAAAAGTTTTGGAAGCGTTTCCGAATGCGCGTGTTTTAGGCGTTACGGCGACGCCGATCCGAACCGATGGAACCGGACTTGGTGAAATATTCGAAGATATGGTCGAAGGGCCATCGATTCAAGATTTGATCGATTCCGGATTCCTAGTCGAGCCGACAATATACGCACCGCCGACCGTGGGCGAAATTGAGGTGAAACGATCCGGTGGTGATTTTAACCGCAAAGAATTGTCCGGTTTCATGGACAAACCGACGATCACCGGCGACGCGGTCGGACATTATAAAAAAATGTGTTCGGGCGTTCCTGCGGTTGCGTTTTGCGTATCGATCGAACATGCTGAACACGTCCGCGATTCGTTCCGCGAAGCCGGATTCACGTCCGAGACCGTGAACGGAAAAATGAAACAAGACGAAATCGATCGCGTATTAAATGGACTCGGAAACGGTTCCGTTCAGGTTGTGACGGCTTGCGATCTGATCAGCGAAGGAACAGACATTCCCGCGATCGAATGCGCAATTTTGTTGCGTCCAACCATGTCGACGGCGTTGTTCCTTCAGCAAGTCGGACGAGCTTTGAGATTATCGGACGGCAAAACGGGCGCGATTATATTGGACCATGTTGGCAATTGTGCGCGCCATGGTCATCCGTGCGCGGATCGTGAATGGACGTTGGAAGGCACAAAGAAACGGAAACGTAAAAGTTCGGAAACGGAAACGGTCGCATCGGTTCGAATCTGCGAAGAATGTTTCCGCGCATTCGCACCCGAACCCATTTGTCCTTCGTGTGGGTGGATCGTTCCTAAACGTGTCCGAATTGTAAAGGAGGTCGATGGCGAATTGGTAAAACTTGAAAAGAAACGAATCCAGAAACAAAAACGAATGGAGGTTGGACGCGCGCGGACCTTGGAAGATTTGCAAAAGATAGCAAAAGAGCGCGGATACAAAAAAGGGTGGGCATATATGAAATTTAATTCACGTAAACGGAAATAGTTCGGAAACGGACGATCCGTATAAAATCAACAAGATGAATATAACAAAAAACATGGAATATTTGCGAGCCATTCCGAACATATTGGTTTCGGTTTCCGGGGGTGAATCGTCGATGCTAATGGCTAAGTACATAAAAGACACCGTGACCGATCGAAATTTGCATTTTGTATTCAGTAACACGGGAAAAGAGCGCGAAGAAACATTGGAATTTTTGAACGAATGCGATAAAAGATGGAATTTGAATGTAGTTTGGATCCAGCCGATAACATATCACAATGAACGCCGTTCGTCTGGTTTTGAAATTATCGATTTCGAATCCGCAGATCGAACCGGCCGTCCGTTTGAAGAAATGATAAAGAAATACGGCATCCCAAACAAAACGCGTCCGCATTGTACTCGAGAATTGAAAATCAGACCTATACAAAACTACATGAAATCAATCGGATTAAAGAAAAGTGATTATTTTTCCGCAATCGGATTGCGAACGGACGAAATGAATCGCGTTTCATGGGAACGAGCAAAAAAGGATCTTCAATGGTATCCCCTAGTGACCGAAAAAATGATTTCGGGTAAAATTGGGATATCAAAACAAGACGTGCAGCAATGGTGGGATAAACAAGATTTTAAACTAAATTTAAAAAGCTATCAGGGGAATTGTGATTTGTGTTGGAAAAAGTCACAAAATAAATTGATGACCATTTTATCCGAATCTCCCGAATTGCTTGAATGGTGGAACCGAATGGAAATCGAACACGGAACCGAAAATAGTTACAAATTTTATCGAGAAAATAAGTCAATTTTAGATTTGTTCGAAACGATGAGAGCCGGCGAATTTCGAAACGTTAAGGACGACCGCAAAAAAAACGAATCAATGTTGTATTTCGATTCGCTTGATTGGGAAGAAAATTGTTTCTGCTCTATTTAATAACATATAAAAATCAAACAACAACATGAACAAACCGAATTCACCGGAAACGATTGCGCACCTATGGACGCTTATTTGTTGCCTGCAGACGTCTCGATATTGTATGCGGGAACTATCACCATCGATTCCGAGAAAAACGCACATGTCGCGTAAATTAAAGGACTTGAACAAATCCATTCAGGTATTTTTAAAACACGGACAACGACACGCGTCCGCATCCGACCGCGAATTGCTCGAATCATTAAGTCACGAATCGGTCGCGGCAATAGCCGAAACGGTTGCGATCTTGTCACACCTACCACCATCGAAAGTCGATTGGTTTTGTGATCGGGTGTCGGCGATGGCTAAAGGTGTTATTATTGATAATCACGAAAAAACGACGACGCATGAAAAATAAATCCGAAAAACAGATTCAACACGACATCCACACGGGATTAACCGGTGACACGCATTTGTTCCGGAATAATGTCGGTTTGGCATATACCGGAGACGTAAAGAGGCATGCAAGCGGAACGATTACGATTGAAAACGCGCGACCAATCAAATTCGGTTTGTGTCCGGGTTCGTCTGACTTAATCGGATGGACTACGATTCAGATCACGCCCGAAATGGTTGGTCGATCCGTGGCCGTGTTTACCGCGATCGAAGTCAAGTCCGCAACCGGTCGCGCATCGAAAAAACAAAAAAACTTTATTAAACGAATCCACGATTGCGGCGGGATTGCGGGAATCGCTCGCAGCCTGGACGATGCCGTGAACGTGGTTAACGATTACATAAATGGAAAAAAATAACTATCTTTATAACCGCACCGAATTCGAGCAAAACCCGAACCGCATCGATCCGGACATGGAAACGAATTCGGATTTGTGGGCGAAAACGTTCGGGAATTGCGGTTTGTGCGGTCACGATCTCGGAACCGTTCATGTCCTGATGAAGCCGCAGCGATTGTTTATTTGCAATACGTGCGCGGAACGAAAACGCAAATCGAGTTTGGCCGCATATCGAAAACACGTGTTCGGATTCGGTTGCGAAGTCAATCAAAAAGCGAATTTTTACTTTGAACGATTATTGATTTCACCGTCGTATTTCCGTTCGGAAATGGCGTGTTTCGTGCCTGAATTTAATCCTTATTTGTAGCTTAATGTCGTTCGGATGTCCCGTTCGACTGAATATAAAACAAACCAACATGAAAAATTTATTATCACACGGATTCAGTATTGTTCCAATTCGCGCCGACAAACGTCCCGCGTGTAAATGGAAACAATATCAATCCGAACCCATGACCGAAACCGAATACGATTCCGTGTTTCGTGGTGCTAAAGGTGGCGCGCTTGTCTGCGGTGCCGTTTCCGGGAATCTGGAATGTATTGACATCGATTTAAAATATGACGTGTCCGGCACGTTGTACGATCGTTTGTGCGATGAGATTCCGTCCGAACTACTTCGAAAACTAACGATTCAAAAAACGCCATCGGGCGGGAAACATTTTTGGTATCGTACCGAATCCGCAACCGGTGCCGGAAATATGAAGCTCGCGAACCGTCCCGCGACCGAATCCGAATTGGACGCATACAATAAAGATGCGAAACGGAAAATCACGGATCCGAATCGGTTGCCGTCCGTATTATTGGAAACGCGTGGCGAATCCGGTTACGCTTTGATTGATCCGTCGCCCGGATATGAACTGGAGCAAAACAGTTTTGAATATATCGCCACGATCACGAATGCGGAACGTGATCAGCTTATCGACATTTGTCGTTCGTTCGACGAAATCAAAAACGAACCCGTGATCCCACCTGCACCGAAGAAAACCGAAATCGCATCGGATTCGACGAAACCCGGCGACGCGTTCAACGAAGCGCATTCCGCATTCGAGATATTAAGCCGACACGGTTGGACGGAATCGCATCGCGAAGGGCAAAAACTGACACGTATCACGCGACCCGGTAAACGTCCGAACGAAAAATCCGGCGTGCATAACGGATACATGGTTTTTATCCATTCGACATCCACGCCATTCGACACGGAAAAATGGTTGTCGGCTTTTACCATTTATACGATTTTGGAGCATGGCGGCGATTATTCGTCCGCAGCGAAGCAATTATATAAGGACGGCTATGGCGAACGCGTACAAGCGAAACCGAAACCGAAACCGTCCGCGAATACCAACACGGATTCGGATGCGTCCGCGAAACCGGACACGCCTTCGGACTATTTCGCACCGCTTGGATTTAGCAAGGACGAATCTGGATCGTTGCGTTTTTGGTTCTATGCGTTTATGGCGAAATCGATGGTTTCGATGACGCCTTCGAAAATGTCTAAACCGAATTTATTGCAACTCGCCCCCCTAAATTGGTGGACGATGGCGTTCCCAAAATCGTCTGGATTCCAACTAGACGCGGCCGTGGATTTTTTGCAAACGATTTGCAGAAAAAAAGGATATTTTTCGAATGATCGGTTGCGTGGTCGTGGCGCGTGGTTGGACCACGGACGAATCGTCATCCATACCGGAACGAATCTGATCGTGGATGGTAAAAAACGACCTTTAGGCGTGGACGACACCGAATTCGTTTACGAGATCGGATCGAACCTGAATTTATCCACCGAAAATCCGTTGCCGGTTTCGGAATCTTCGAAATTGTCTGCAGTCGTTGAAAAACTCGACTGGTTGCGACCTATCGATTCGAAATTATTGGCCGGATGGCTTGCGATTGTGCCGATTTGCGGCGTGTTGAATTGGCGTCCCCATATTTGGATCACTGCGGGCGCGGGTTCGGGAAAATCATGGATCAATAAAAACATTTTGCACCGGATGACGGGCGAATGCGGATTGCGTTTTGAAGGTGGAACAACCGAAGCCGGTATGCGTGAAACGATCGGAAATGATGCCTTGGCGACCTTAATGGACGAAGCCGAAGGAGAAAACGAAAAAGAGCAACTAAACATCGAAAACATTTTGCATTTGGCCCGTTCCGCGTCTTCGTCCGATTCCATGATTGCGAAGGGTTCCGGAAACGGTCCTAAAATATACCGAACGCGTTCCATGTTCGGATTCTGTTCGATTGTGCCGCAGACAAAACACGGCGCGGACAAACGTCGTTTTTCGGTTCTAAGATTGGGCAAAGGTATTCCGCGTAAACAGTTTGAAGAACTAAACGCATTTTATGAGTCGTTCGCGACACCTGAATACACCTTGCGTTTTCAATCGCGAATGATTAACCTAATGCCGAATATATTGGAAACGATTTCGATTTTCAAAAAAGCGATCACTGATAAACTAGGCCGTTCGGATATGGGTGACCAACTCGGCTCGATGTTGGGCGGTTGGTATCACATACACCACGACGCGCCCGCAACCATCGAACACGCGACCGAAATCGTAAACCAATTAGATTTCGAAGGCGAACAAGGCATGGAAACGGTTCCGGACGAAATACGATGCGTTCAACATATTACGTCGATCGAATTAAAGGTCGAAACCGAACAAGGATATCAGACACGAATCGTCGGTGAATTGATCCAAACCGTAATGGATGAAGTGATCGACGGCGATCCGGTCACGGCTAACATTGCCGACAAAGTTTTGCGGCGAATCGGGATCAAGGTCGAACCCGATAAAAGTTTGGTTTTTATCTCGAACACGGCTAAGAAATTAACCTATAATTTACGCGGAACGCCATGGTCGACCGACCGTCGTTCAGTTCTGATCCGATTGGAAGGCGCCGAACACGTAAAATTAAAACGTTTTATAACCGGAATCGCCACGCCCGCGATTTCGTTACCGATCGAATCCGTAATCGATTCGAGTCCGGAAACGTATTTTGACGAACCCGAATTGGACGACGATTGTCCGTTTTGATAACCTAAAAAACCGAAAACGAAATGCAATTAAATAAAATATATAACATGGATTTTTTAAATAATACAATCCCAGATAAAAGCATTCAGTTAATTATAGCCGATCCGCCATATTTCGAAGTCAAAGGCGAATTCGATTTCGTGTGGAAATCGTTCGACGATTATTTGGAAGACGTCGAAAAATGGGCGATCGAATGCAAACGTATTTTGGCGGATAATGGGTCTTTGTTTTGGTGGGGACATTCCAAAAAAATAGCATATACACAAATAATTTTAGATAAATATTTTAAACTTGAAAATTCTTTAATTTGGCAGAAAACGGATTCTATACAATATCAATATTATTCCGTCGATTTATCGAGATCGTTTAATACACACAATGAACGATTATTATTTTATTCAAATGATTATGACCCGTCCGACTGGAATAAGACCGGATTGGAACGAATAATGGAAGAACACATCCGACCACGACACCCGTTCGCACTATATTTAAAAAGTGAGTTTGAAAAAGCGAATGTAACAAACAAGGAAATATCGAAATTATTCCCATCTAAAACGGGCGGTCTGACTGGATGCGTTTCTAATTGGATTAATGGTAATAATGTAATTACTAAAGAACAATATATCACTATTAAGGAATATTTAAACGGCGAATATTTGCGAAAAGAATACGAAGATTTGCGAAAAGAATACGAAGATTTGCGAAAAGAATACGAAGATTTGCGCCGGCCCTTTAATAATACAAAAAAAATAGAAGAAGTTTTGAAGTATTCGCAAGAGTCGAGCAATACAAAAAAATACAATCACCCAACTCAAAAAGCTGAAAAATTAACGTCTGATTTAATTCTAGTAACGACCCGCGAAAACGACACCGTTTGCGTTCCGTTCGCCGGTTCCGGAACTGAATGTGCGATGTCGATTAAGCACAAACGTAATTTTATCGGATTCGATATTGATCCGAATCATGTTGAAACGGCAACGAATCGAGTTCGTCACCATTTAAGTAATCCGACATTATTTTAAAAATAAAATACTTCTTTTATTGCGTAATATAAATATTTTGCTTATTATTGCAATATGAGGTGTTAAGTTAGTAATTGATTAAGCGGGTGTTTTCATGTTGGCGCCCGCTTTTTGTTTTAAACATGAACCAACAAACGAACCATGTATCGAACTTTTGAACAAGCCTTGAACGATATATCAGGCGGCAAAGATTACAAAAACGAAAATTATCACATGACTCGAATCCGGTCATTGATCAAAAACGGCGAATTAACCGAAGGCAAACCGACCGAACTATTCGTGCGCGATTCTTCAGGCGAATTCGTGTCGATTGGTCGCGTAAAAACCGAACCATTGGTCACGACCGAATCGATTTCCGAATACGTGAACGCACGGAATTCGGAAATTTCCGATCGCGGATGCGTAACGAAAGGAGGCAAGCCGATTCGCGCAATATTCACGGACGGATCCGAATCCGAATTCCTGACGATGGGTGACGTCGTTCGTTTTTTTTGTATAACGCGCTATCAGCTAAGGCAAGCACTACAGACAAACCGCCCGATATCTTTTCCCGTTCAGCCAAAACGCGCGGACGAACTCGATGTCGATCACGAACCCGAATTGAGCGAACACATACGTTTTAAATATGTATAAAATCTCTGAGTACAAAACCGCATTAAATTTCGAAGGTCGTTCAGGCCGTAATTTTGCGGATTGGTTACGAGCCGACCGCGAATCAAATCCGGAACGGATCGAAAACGAAATCGCATACGACATCGAATTCGTTCGTCGTTCGTTGCGAAAACGTCTGCAGTCTATTAAAAAGAAATATCCGGAATCATTTGCGGCCGTTTCTGAATTCGTGAACGGCGCGGATCTCAATACGATTCAAGCTAAATTTATTATAAAACAAATCGTGCAACATGAAGAAATCGAAACCGAACAAGACGAACACGAAGTCGTCACCGAACAACCAGAACCCGAAACCGAAAACGAATCCGATCGCGAACCGGATGTCCAACCAGATCCAACAACTAATCGGATCGCTGAACCTGAAGAACTGGAAGCGGAAACAAAACCAAATCGCACGGAACCCGAAACCGTTTCGGAACCGGACGGAATATCCGACGCACCGAGTTCGTCCCGATTACGTTCATATTTAACGAATCCGGAAACGATGTTGTGGGGAACCGTGGCCGTGATTTTCGTTTTCTTGCCGTTTACGGTATTAAACCTATATCAGTATATAAACATCGAAACGAATTCGTCTGCGGGCGATTGGGGGGTGTTCTTGCTATGTTGCGGGATCGCGTTCGTTTGGGATATTTCTATTCTATTATTTGCCGTGAACGGAAAACATCAAATGTCTAAAATCGGCGCCGGTGTTTTATTCGTTTTTATGGCTGCAAAATTTGATTTTTTTAAACGTATTTTTGATCTATTCGGCGCGGATGGTGATTGGTGGCAACTTATGTCAGTTTTAACCGCTATCGTGTTTTATTCGCCCGTGTTGATCCATCAATACACAAAACTATCTGTAAAAAATGAACCTAAATAAATTATCTGAAGATATATACGCCGCAAACAAAGCGAAAGGATTTTGGGACGAAGAGCGTACTAATATCGAATGTCTAGCACTCGCGGCGGGTGAATGCCATGAGGCTATTGAAGCGGATCGAAAAGGTCGGTATACTGATAAGGATAATAAAGCTATTGTAGACCACGCTCTTAATATAAAATTTAAGGGAACATTTAGAGAAATGGTCAAAGACACTATGGAGGACGAAGTAGCCGACGCAATTATACGACTACTAGATTTTTGCGGTGCGCGTGGGATCGATATCGATTGGCATATAAACAACAAATTAAGATACAACGCCACGCGCGAACGATTGCATGGCAAAAAATACTAATAATTTAAACTTATCGAAATGGGAATCGTCATCATTGCAATTATTATAATTATGTTTTTATTCGGCTTGCATGAACTTCGATCCTTCGCGCTTTGGGCTTTTACCGAACACGAAACCGATGACGACGAGCCCGAAAACGAACCCGTGACGCATACACGAAAAATACTTGGCAACGGCTTTGTATATCACTCCCCTATCGAGAGCGAAGACGAAAACGACGTGTTCAACTGGACGGTTGAGCGCTTTAGGGTAGAGGGGGACGAGCTTAAAAAAGACAATAGTTTTGGGAAAAATATTTTTTAAAATACTGATATTCATAGCATTAGCCCCTCTCGAACTTAATTCGAACCCTTATTCAAGCTTTATTCGCGATCATTTCGAATATGCTTGCGAAGTAGAACGCGAATGCGGTGTTCCGGTCGGCTTAACGTTATGTCAATCGATATATGAATC